CTGTGCTTACTACAGACATTTATGAATCGGTTTTTCGACAAGGGGATGCTCTGCGATTAGTGGGTATCCCCAAGGAATTAATTTGCTTAAATTTAGGAACCATGAAATTAGGCCAGATATTGACAGATTTTTGTTGTATGGTTATCGATGCACTGAAGTTGATATTAAACCGGGTGACATTCCCGATGAGTCTTTGTATAGTTGGACTCGTGAGTACAACAATTATGATGATAGGTACCGTCCGCCTATGGCGGCGTGTATTCTCCCGCATGTGAGGGCCGTCCCTCCAAGACCAGACGTTACACATCCTCCGTCTGCTCTTTATGGTGTTGCTAAGAGGATGGCATACCGCCCTAAACCACCCGACAGACAAATGTTGAAGGAGTTTAGGAAATTTGTAAGACAATGGGTTCGTAGTAATTTACTCCCGTTAGACCCCTCCTTTCAATTTGATGTTGAACCATGGTTGGAGAGTACAAACTACAGTTTTAAGCGGAAAGAGGAACTTAGGAAAGCATATGCTGAAGTTGTTAAAATGGATGATATTGATAAAGATACTAGATTAAATAAGTATGCCAAAGTAAAATATTTTGTTAAAGAAGAATGGTATCCTGAATACAAGCATCATAGAGGTATTTGGGCGCGTGAGGACGCATTTAAGGTCATATGTGGTCCTTTCTTTAAAAGTATTGAGGAGGCTTTATTTAAATTACCTTACTTTATCAAGAAGATTCCTAAAGATAAAAGGGCTGATTATATTATGTCATTAATGAACTTTGACGGGTATATATACCAGACAACTGATTTTACAGCGTATGAAAGTCACTTTCGAACCGAGCTAATGTATTATTGTGAATATGAACTTTATTCTTATATGGTTAGCATGAATGCTGTCGGCAAGGTTTTGTTGAGAAATATTTTTAGCGTGATTGGTTCCTTCAATTATGTTGTTAATAAGTATTTCACATTAGCCGTTGAAGCAAAAAGAATGTCCGGAGAAATGAATACTAGTCTGGGCAATGGTTTTAGCAATTTAATGTTTTTATTATTTGCTGCGCATTATTATAAAATTGATTTTGTAGGTCCTGTTGTTGAAGGAGATGATGGACTAATGGGTTTAGCACGGAAAATACCAGCTCAGTATTTTCATAAGATGGGTCTTAATGTTAAGATGGAGACTCATGAATTATTGTCTTACGCGTCCTTTTGTGGTATGATTTTTGATCCTATAGAACGTATAAATATAACAGACCCTAGAAAAACCTTTGGCCACGATAATGTGGGTTCCAAAGAAGTATGCTCAGTCGTCACGTAATACAATTCTTGGATTAATTAAGTCTAAGGCTTTGTGTTTAATATATGAGTATCCTGGTTGTCCTATAATCAGTGTTCTTGCTCATAAATTATACTCATTGTTGAGCGACGTACAGATGGTTGAAATTCACGGAAGTTGGTTTGAAAAACATATCTTCAAAGCATATGTGCATAGGTATTTGAATGGTGATGTCCCTGTGAGATCGATAGGTAATCGTACTCGGTTACTGGTTGAGTCAATGTATGGGATTAGTGTTCAAAAACAACTTATGATTGAAGATGAAATAAAACTAATGACATTGACTAATTGGAATACTAATAGTGCTTCTTCTATTATGCCCGAGCTGTGGGTTTCCA